GCCTCAATTAAATATCGAACATGAAATTACTTCCATCCCCAGCACTACTACTTTTACTGTAACAACAGCGGGAGCGGCTACATCAGGCACTACAGCAGGGGGTGGTAGTTCAGGCACAGCAGCATTTCAAATAGCTATTGGTATTAATACTACTATTTTAGGTTCAGGGTGGAGTGCTGGCACATGGGGTAGATTTACATGGGGTTCTGCTTCTGGCTCATTAGCTGGTTCTACTTTGCGGTTGTGGGCGGCAGATAATTTTGGTGAAGATTTAATATTTAATATTGCAGATGGTACAATTTATTACTGGGATGCGACTAATGGTACAAGCACTAGAGCTGTAGCTTTAACAAGCCAAACAGGTGCTAGTGATGTACCTGTAGTAGCTCGCAAAGTTTTAGTTTCTGATGTAGATAGGCATTGTATAGCTTTTGGTACAAACCCTATAACCGATGGCACACAAGACCCTTTGCTTATTAGGTTTTCTAGCCAAGAATCTACTGTAGATTGGACACCTACTGCTACGAATACAGCAGGTGATTTACGGCTTTCTAAAGGTAGTGAAATCATTACAGCTATACAAACAAGCCGCCAGATACTTGTTTGGACAGACCAATCACTTTACTCAATGCAGTTTATTGGTGCGCCTTTTACTTTTGGTGTTTCACTTATTGGTGATAATACTCGTATAGCTGGTCCGAATACGGCTATTGCTGTAAATGATATTGTATTTTGGATGGGTCAAGAAAACTTCTATATATATGATGGTCGTATTCAAGCTATCCCATGTACAGTGCGCGATTATGTATTTAGTGATATGAATAACCAACAATCATTTAAATTTCATGTTGGTTCTATTGCTAGTCAAACTGAAGTATGGTGGTTCTATTGTTCTTCTAGTTCATCAGAAATTGACCGTTATGTAGTTTACAATTACGGACAACAAGTCTGGTATTATGGCACATTAGTACGCACTGCTTGGAATGACCGTGCTTCTGGGTTGCGTAGTTTCCCACAAGCTACAGGTGTAGATACTTATTTGTATAACCATGAAGATGGTGAAGATGATTTCAGTACAGGTAGTGCTGTTGCGATAAATGCTTTTGTAGAATCATCTGATTTTGATATAGGTGATGGTCAACAATTTATGTTGGTAAACCGTATTATACCAGACCTAACTTTTGATGGTTCTAGTGTTAGTAATCCTGCCGCTAAATTTACTATAAAAAGTAGAGATTTTTCGGGGGATAGTTTTACAGAATCAGCTTCTGGTTCTGCAATACGCACTGCTACTTCTCCTGTGGAGCAATATACAGATAAAATTGATTTACGCGCTCGTGGCAGACAAATGGCTATTCGGGTAGAAAAAGATGCAGTTGGTGTAAGATGGAGGTTAGGCGCACCAAGGTTAGATAGCCGTGCGGATGGCAGAAGATGAGTAAAAAAGTAATCAGGCCAATACTGCCTATTGCGCCTAGTGAGTATGACCAATTTTATATTCATCAACTTGCACGAACATTAGAACAATTAATAGATGAAGTTAGGTCTGCTGATATAAACTTTCAAGGAATCCCTAGTAGTGGTTCTGCCAATGTTCTAGAAAAAGGTGATTTTTATATAGCTGATGGTGGTTTTATAAAAATAATAGAATCAGAAGAAATTTATTCTGGCAGTGTGCAAGGAACAACTGCTGTAGGAACAGTTACTATCTCGGTTGCATAGGAAAGAAAATATGGTTATGATGCAATTAGCAAATATCAGGCATTGCTACCCTGCATCTCATTTTATAAGGAAAGTAAGATGCAAGGTATAGCAACACTCCCATACGAGGTACAAGAACAACCTTTCATTCCGACAGGTGGTTTAGAAACAATGAGGTCTGCGGCAGAAATGTTAGCGGATTTTGGTCGTAATGGTGATACATACATTGTTCATGCTGCTGAAGGTGAAACAATGGTTCCAATGGAAGTATTGGATGAAAACCCTCGTTTAAAACAAATGTTGTTTACCCAAATGGAAGATATGGGTATTGAGCCTGAGCGTTATATTGTAGGTAGTGAATTAAATAGTATTAATCCGGTTACTGGTCAACCTGAGTTTTTCCTCAAAAAGATATTTAGGAAAATAAGTCGGGGTGTCAAAAAAGTCGTAAAGAAAATTGCTCCAGTAGTATTACCAATAGCTTTATCTTTTGCTCTTGGTCCGATATATGGTAGTGCGCTTGGATCTGGTATCACAACATTATTACAAGGCGGTAGTTTAAAAGATGCTGCTAAATCAGCCCTTATATCAGGTGCGATAGGTGGTGTGACTGCTGGCTTTGCTGGTCCAAAAGACTTTATGAGTAATGTAAAGTTTGCAGCAGGAAACCCATTACAAGCTGGAGCATTCCAAACAGATAAATTATTCGGCACTAAAGGTGGTATAGGTGGTTTAACTTATGATAACCCCTATAATATCGGTATGAGTGGTAGTAGTGCAGGTCAAGTAGCTCAAGCTAGTGCAGCTGATACTGCTGATAAAAATGCGTTTATGACAGAAGGTGATAATCCTGTTGTCGCAAGAAAAGCTCAACTTGTAGATACTACTGCTGGTGCTGGAATTGATAAACCCCCTCCAGAGCCTAAATCATTTATGGAAAAATATTTGTATGACCCTAAACCAAATGTTGCATTACCAGATGGAGCATCTAATGTAACTAATCCAGCTTCTGGTGAAGGTTATTTAGAAAGTATCTTTAGCCCAAGTCGCTCTAGTATCACACAAGGTGGACAAGCTCTTGAAGCGGGTGCAGCTGAAGTAGCTAAACAAAATCAAATTTTAGCAGGAGCAGGGAAAGAAGCATTAAGTGAAAAAGCAGCGAATGAGTTATTGATGTCTACTGCAAAAGCAGCTGAAACAACTGCTCCTGGTTTCTTAACAAAAGCTGCGCCTAGTTTATATGCTGCAGGAGCAGCAGGAACAGCGGCTCTTGCTCTCACTTATAAAGATGATGATGATGATGGTGTAGATGACAGTACAGGGTTAACTTTAGATGAGTATAAAGCTCAATACCCTGATAGGTTCTTTGATGATCGTTTCTATGGTGATAACCCTTACTACCAAGATCCTACATTCTATACTCAAAACCCAACGTATGCCGCAGGGGGTGGGGCAATTAATGGTCCTGGAACACCAACCAGTGATTCTATACCAGCTATGCTAAGTGATGGTGAATTTGTTATGAATGCAAAAGCTGTCCGTGGGGCGGGTGGTGGTGACCGCAGGGCTGGCGCACAAAGAATGTATGATATGATGCGTTCCTTGGAAAGAAGAGGTTAAGAATGGCTACCGAAACGGTAATTACCAGAGAAGCCCCCGAAATTGAGGCTTACAAACTTGGCCTTATGGAGCAAGCTAAAGCTCTGACGAGTGCGCCTCCGACTGGAGGGCAACCAGCTATTACCTCACAAGGTATGACGCAAGCACAAACAGATGCGTTAAATGCTGCTTCCACTGGTTTAGGTGGCTATCAATCTTATTTAACTGATGCCGGAACTACACAAGGTTTAGGTCTTGCTGCTTTACAAGGTTCAATGGGTGCGCCGACACAAGCACAAATAGATAATTATATGAATCCGTATCAGCAATCGATACAAAATGAAATTACTCGTGCTTTTGATATGCAACGGTCACAAATGGGTCAGCAAGCAGCACAAGCAGGAGCATTTGGTGGTAGCCGTGCGGCTGTTCAACAAGCTGAGATAGGCCGTAATGAAGCTGCGGCATTAGCAAAATCTCAAGCTGATAATTTTTTACAAGCACAAGCTGCCGCCCAAAATGAACTGGGTAGGAATTTAGCAGGAGGCCAAGCATTAGGTCAACTCGGTTTACAACAAGCAGGAATAGGCGAATTAGCTACTAAATTAGGTATAGCTGATCAATCAAACCTATTTTCACTTGGTGAACAACAAAGAGGTATACTGCAAGCAGGGGATGAAGCGGCTCGTCAAACCCAAATGGCTCAGATTTTCGAGCCTTATCAACGCCTTGGTTTTTATGGTGATGTATTGCGGGGTGCGCCTAGTACTCAATCTACAATCACACAAGCAGCAGCACCAAACCCCAGTATACTAAATCAATTGATTGGTGCGGGAATAGGTGGGTTGAGCTTGTATGGTGCAGCAGGGAAAGCGTTTAGTTAATGGATCCAGTATTACAGAGAGCAATGTTTAGTGGACAAGCCCCCCAAGTCCCACAAGCTGCTGGGACAGGTATTACTTCTGGGTTAGAAACCACACCTGAGCAAGAAGCTGAAATGGAAGGTACTCTAGCTGAGATAGCTGGTGGCCTCCAGAGTATGAATGATGATATTGATAATGCTGAAGATTATGTAGGTATTATGAATGCTATCCGTGGTGATGATCAAAGTATTGAACAACGACGTAGTGAGTTAGCTGGTTATATTGGTAAAGAAGATGCTGGTAAAACACCAGAATCTGCGCTTACTCTTATACAGCCCTCCCTTACTTTACTAGACTCCGCTGACCAAGACTCTCAGGGAGGGGGTGGGGCTATTGCTGATGATGGTATTATGTCTATGCTTGGTGAGTTAGGTAGTCAGGGTGCAATGCAAGGTGCTGCTGATGCAATGCAGGGTGGTCAGCCTATGCAAGCTCCTGGACAAGGTGAAGCTATGGCTCGTATGGCTATGGGTGAACAACCTGTAATGCGAGAAGATGGGTCGCCACCTACAGGTGAAACAAAATTCCCATCTGGTATGAATTTATCTACTTTAGAAACATTACAGGGTCTTGTTCCTGAAGCTACTACATATGACCAAAATCTTAAATACTATAAAGATATATTAGGTAGTGATAAAACAGGGTATGAGTTAAATCCTTATATAGCTGGATTAAATCTAGCTGCTGCTGTAGCTAATGCACCGAAAGGTGAGTTAGTAAGCTCTGTTCTTGCTCCTGAAACAATTAAAGCTGTAAGTGATCCTATTTTGCAAATGGCTCAAGCTAAAAGCAAAACTGAACAAGCTGTAAAATTAAAAGCAGCAGAAGCTACAGCAGCAAGTAAGACAGCTAAAGCTAAAGCTGAGTCTGACTTATTATTAAAGGTAGCACCTGATCTACTTAAGATCCCTGATCTCAAAACTTTTGGTGATGCAACGATTGGTTATTATGCTGTTGACCCAGCTAATCCTAGTACACCTATTACATTAAGAGAAGGATTGGGTCGTAAAAAAGATATATTCGGTAATAAAACTTCAGGGTACGGTTACTTAGATGATAATAATAAATATGTTTCAGTAGTAACTGGACAGGGCGAGTCTCCTAAAATATTTGGTGATTCTGAGTTTGGATATTTTTACTTAGATGATAAAGCTGCTGTACAGACTGCAAAAGCAGGATCAGGTAAGGCAAATCAAATATTTGGTAATGCTACTACAGGATATTTTGCTTTTGACCCTAGTACAAACTCAGCTACTAAAATCGAAGGAGCTGAAGGTACAGGGGTACAGCCACCTGAGTTTATAGCACTTATGGATAGATATAATTCAGCTTCTGCTATTGTAAATAATACGCAATCAAGTTCGGCAGATATAGCAAAAGCTAAAAATGAGATGGGATTCTTATCTGATAAACTCACAACTAAAGATCCTGAGTTTACCACCCTTATGAATACTAAAGCAGATTTGATTTACAATCAAACAGCGGGTACCGATAAAGTTAAAGCGGAAGCGCGAGATGCGTATGTAGCAAAATCTATTGATGCTTTTATTAGAGGTAAAACAACTGTTGCTGCTAATTACAATCCTAATGAAGCACTTGATAAAACATTCTCTGAAATGTTCGGCAAACAAATAACTGAGATTCAAGAAGGTTCAGCACAAGCTGATAAGTTAGCTGGTATGTCTGACATGGCTGTAATAGCAGGACAAAATTTCACTCCAGGAGCTTTTGCAGAAACACGTTTGCAAGTTACAAAAATGATGGATGCTGTAGGTGGGCGTGAAGCTGTAAAAACTTTATTAGGCGAAAATAGATATAACTCTTTCTTTGGAGCAGATGGCTCTACCAGAAATGATGTAGCATCTGGTGATATTTTAGAGGCTATAGGTTCACAATTTGCAATCTCATTTGCTGCGAGTTTCCCTGGAAACCTGAACGAGTCAGAAGTTAAATTAATTAAAGATGCTGGTCCGAGCCTAATGAAGTCTCAAAAAGGTATGGAATTACTTAGCAAAATCTTTAATAGTGGGGCGGCTCGAACAAAGTTAGAAGCTGAGTATGCTACAGAATTTAATTTAGATCAAGCTAATAAAAACCTTGGCGCAAGAGAACTCCATGCTAAATTCAACCAAGGATTACGCGAGATAAGAACAGCTAATCCTTTACTTAGTGATGATCTTAAAAGCCAAATTAGTGGTGTCGTTTCTGATGAAACAACAATACCAGATGGAGCATTATCAGTAAAAGATATTAATGGCAACTCTGGTTATATTCCTGCAGACCAAGTGGGGGGTTATAATGCTGTGAAACAATCCCCTGACAGGAATACTTTCATCGCTAATTTTGCTCAGTTACAAGCTACTAATCCTGGATTAGCGAATCTTGATGCAGGAACATTTTATGATTCTATGATTAATTTGAATAAGGTAGCACCTTAATGAAAAACTTTGGCGTTACAACCACTAGCGGTGCAACCCCAGCAGTTACTCAAGCTGTGAGTAATTTTGGTGTGACTGCTGCACCCGCACCAACAACACCAACTATTGATTATACTCCTGGAGGAGCTAGGTTTACACCTTTTACTGGTGCAGATTTTATTGCTACCAGTCCAGATGAAGATATTGATGCAGCAGCCCTTGAAGCACAAATCCAAAATGATTTACGCATTATAGGGCTAGGTGACCCCGACCCCAATGAGTTTCAGCCTTTAGAAATAGATATTACTAAAGCTCGTAATGCAAGAACCATGGAAGAATTAAATGAGTTTCATAAAGTTGAACTCATGCGTATTGATCAAGTTGTGGGTGAAACTGTTGGTGATAATTGGCAAGGCGGTAAAGCTGTCGGTCCAATGAGTTTTAATGTATCTGATGGATTAGCTCGTAGACGTATGACAGGCACTTTTGCTGACCGTCAAGCATATTTTAAAAAACATTATCCTGATGGTAAATACTCTAGAGTGCCGACTGGTGGCGGTAAATTCTCAGAAATATACAGTATTACAGAAGATGGTGATGTATTCAATGTAGACCCTACAGGGTTTTCTGATATTAGTAATGAGATAGCTAGTTTCACTGGTAATGTTTTGAATTTTACGACAGCGGGTAGTGTTGCAGGAACATTTTTAAGTCCTCTAGTTGGCACGGCTGTGGGAGCTACCGTAGGTAATTTAATTGACCAAGCTATTCTTGATGAAACTTCTATGACTCAAGAAGAATTGATTGAAAAACTTAGTGTAAAAGATGCTGTAACAATCGGTTTGATTGATGGACTAATAACCAAGTTTCTTCCTATTGCTGGGGGTAAATTCAGACAAGCCTTTACTGGCGAACAGGGCGGTTCTATCCTTGCAAAAAAATCAGCGGGAGAACAATCATTAGCAGCGCAAGAAGCAGCACAGCGGCTTGGTTTACCATTATTTGGAGCAGCACAATTAGCGACAGAAAACAAATTACTTCAAGCAGCCTTTACTCAAACAGCAGGAACTTCTAGTATTCCAGGACGTTTGTTAAATAATCAAGAACGTAAACTGTACGAAAGTTTACAACGAAAAGCAGCAAGTAATTTTGATTCATTCAATGCTAATGAGCTTAGTACATACACAAAACTGCAACAGAATGATTTAGCCGAACAAGTCTATCAATTAGTTGCTGCTAAATTTGGCGGTAAATTACCTGAAAATATGACATTAGAAACTATTGAACAAAGCATACGCGCATCTGCTGGAAAACTGCAAGTTTCACACAATGAGCTTATTGATCAAGCCTACAAAAAAGCATTTAATACGGCTGGTGCGGATAGTGTAGTATTTGATCTTAGCCCACTAAAAGATATTGCTAGGTCAATACAATTAGGAACACAAATAAGAACAGTCCCAAGGCGCACCGATAAAGCTGGCAGAGCTATTGATGCAAAAGGTAAATTAATTCCAACACCTACCACTCGTGCTCAAGGTGAATTAAGTGGTGAACTAAAAGAAATTACAGATGCTTTATTAAATGTAATTAATCCAAATGTTGAAAAACTTGTAGTTAAAGACCAAGGTAAAAAGGTTAGTTTTGATTCGCTTAGTCAGTTAAAAGCATTACGGGATAGAGCAAGTAAATTAATGAATGATCAAGTTGATTCTAAATCAGCTAAACAAATTATCGATGCTATAGATGATATACTTGAAAACCCGACAGGTGGTGGTACAGACTTTTTAAAGTTTTATGATGAAGCTAAAACACTAGCTAGGCTAAAGTCGGATACACTCAATGCCTCTAATATAGCGAGTATGTTTTCTCGTAAGTCAGAAGTAATGCCAAATGAGTTAGCTGAAAAGTTTTGGACAGGTCAGTTTACCTCACGCGATTGGGATTATTTTACCAAAATGTCAAAAGCTGCGGCTGGAAATAGACCTGATGGTAAACTTGCAGCTAGTCAATTAGTAGCAGATGTACAAGATGGTTTTATCACTTGGCTTTACCAAAATCCCGCACTGACACAACAACGTATTCGTCAAGTAATGGAAGCGGATAATGATCTATTTGCAAAAATGGTTCCTGATGCTGGTGATCGTAAAGCTCTAGAAAATATAGCAAGACAATCATCATGGCTACAATCCGATGGTGTGAATGCTGCCATGTCTCGCAGAATGACAGTTGGTGAAAGAGCTTTAACCTCTGTTAATGAAATGACAGAAGCCGAAATAATCAACTTTGTAAATAAAAACGGTGGCTTAAACGGTAAAACAGCTACTGATATGCGAGCAGCCGTTTTCAAAAAAATATTAGATGCTAATTCTACTTTTGATAAACAGGGTTTAAATGTAGTAAAACCCGCAGGTCTAGCACAAGCCTTTACTGACCTTACTAATTTTTCGGGTCAGTATGGAAAATTCAAACCATTATTTCAATCAGCCACATTAAAAGGTGATGTACCTACATATGAAAAAACGGCGAGTACTTATATAAAAAATTTGCAGGATAATCAGATATACTCATCGTTTTTAGCTGGTTTCCAAATAGATGCTGGTGGTCAAATCCAAGCTGCTTCTGCTGTTGCAGGAGTTGCTAAGTTAGAACTTCAGGCTTTTAGAACCATCCTTACCAATAATATTATGGCAAGTGTTTTTGCTACACCTCCCTCTGTTTCCCAACTGAAAAAACTCTATGGTGGTAAGCCTGGATTAGGAAGATTTTGGAATAAACGAAGAAGTAATGTATTTGCCAATATACTTGGTCAATTAGGTGATAGTTTTAGTAAAGATGTAGAAACACCTAAAGAGGAAGTAAAACGCACAGGACAACCACCTGAGATGGGTGATGAGTTTGCCGCTGTTGCTCCTCCTCCTGCACCTACACAAGTAGTGAGCGCACCACCTATTGCTCCTACTACTCCTGCGCCTACACAATTAGCGAGCGCACCACAGATACAACCACCACCTAGAGCTAGTCAGGGTGCAGGGATTACGAACTTTTCCTCTCTGTTTCCTCGCGATGAGTTAGGTGGTGCAATAGCAAATCGTCGTAACCAAGGTATCATGGGATTAGCATAATGGATCTTGACGTATTACGGAAACAAATAGAAGCAGATGAGGGGTGTAAGTATGAAATATACTTGGATCATTTGGGTCTGCCTACTTTTGGGATTGGTCACTTGGTCACTGAATCTGACGAAGAGTATAACCGTCCAGTCGGAACATTTATCACAACAGATAGAGTCGCAGAGTGCTTTAATAAAGATGTTGGAACAGTCCTCGAAGACTGTGAACGATTGTACCCCGACTTTGATTCCTTACCAGAAGAAGTGCAACTAATAATAGCAAATATGATGTTCAATATGGGATACCCTCGGTTAAGCAAATTCAAAGGTATGAAAGCTGGTGTCGATGCACGTGATTGGCAGCAAGCAGCCGATGAGATGGTTGACTCAAAATGGTATCACCAAGTAAACAATCGTGCTGAACGGTTAGTCTCCCGTATGCGGGAGGTATGATATGGAACCCATATCCACTGCTCTCGCAGGGATAGCCTTATTCAAAAGTGCTGTTGATGGTATTAAAGGTGCTATCAGTACTGCTAATGATGTTGGTGAGATTGCGGGTTTTATAGACAAGCTCTTTGAGGGAGAAAAACAAGTCCAACAACGTCGTAACCAACAGTCTGGCGTTGGTGTTGGTGATCAGTTTGGTGTTACTAATGTTGCTAGAGAAGTAATAGATGCAAAGTTAGCCCAAGAACAAATGCGAGAAATAGCCAGTATGATTG